AACCGCGCCGCCTAGATCATGTGTGAAGTCCGATGTATCAGAGGCCAGGGTGACAATAATATATGGCGGGTCATAACTCCTATCCGCCACGGCCTCCCATACCCCACCTGTAGATAAGGCCGATGTAGATACATCGGCCTTAAGTATTCTTACAATCGCTTCTGTTATTTCCATCGCCTATTTAACCCCAGAAGCGCTTATGGATTCTTTTACAAGAGTCTTTACACCTTTTCGGTATACTCGACTCTTACGTTTCATCAGTGGCCTCAGGGTCGGCCTGGCTGCCATGCGCTTGGTTCCAAACTCCAGCATCCTGGCATAATAAGCTTGAACCCGCATGATTCCCTCTTCTTCAGATGGGTACTCAGTCTTGACACTTGACACAAGTTCGCCGGTCAAGCCCGCAGGTGGTTCACCGGCGGCGCTCGCCTGATGGGAACCATACCGGCGGCCTGACTTTACGCCGGTCGTGATTGCCTTCTCGTATTCATCAGCCACAGCTTCGGTAGTCTCTTTTATCAGTCCGGGCATGCGCTTTCGTATATCCTCGGACAGCTTCGAGAAGTTAGAAGTCATGTGCAAAACACCCGTGCTGATTCTCATGATCCGATCTCCAAGTCCCCAGCATCGCCGAGCTCCTCGCATTTAAGGAGTGTCGTATCAGGTGGCTGCTGTAGGATAGTGATGATGTTAAGCATCCGGCTTCGCCACACTACGCGCATGTCCGGTTTCAAGTCCGTTCTATTGCGAATGGTTATGGTGTATCTAGCCTGGGACTGAATGCGCCCGGTGGCTTCTAACTCACTGCCGGACTCGGCGCTTACATTAGCCCAGACCTCGGCCTGGGGAACCCAACTAACAGAAGAACCTCCCGACTCTGTCGGAAGGCTCTCTCTTGAGTATATGGTTATCCGCTCTCTAAGTGTTCCTATTCTCATCAGGCAAACCAGTTGACCCTGTCAAGATGAAGCAAGGCCGTTACAGCGAAGGGAACCTCCTGAACAAGTGAAGCGCCCTCCGCCGCTTCTCTGTGCTCATACCAGAATCCGATCAGTAGAAGCATGGCCTGCTTCTTATCCTGCGGAACATCCGAGGCCTCGCCATAACCGGCTGTATACTCAATGATGAGCTTTTCGGTACCGCTTGGCATTGTTTTAATGGTAAGCAACGCTGTGGTTCTATCCGAATCAAGCTCATAGTCATCTGATTCAAGCTCTTCTTCTGAGCCGTCATCTAGCCGTGCCACAACACTTGTAAGTGACACGAAAGGTGGCATGGGCAATTCAATCTCACTACATGCGGCTATAACGTACTCGTATTCTCTTGTGACATAAGCCCTGCCCTGGACACCCTCGCAGTAAATCCGCGCAGCCGCGATGAGTCCGTTTATAAGATCATCTTCATCATCAACAACAACGCGCAGGTGCTTCTTAGCCTCTTCTAAGCTGACCGGTTCCTCTGCTGGTGCTTCTGTAACTGTCAAATTGCCCATTGTGTAACCTCACTACTAGGTTGCAGATACCGCCGCTGGCGCTGTTACAGGGGACTCCTTGGCATGGCCAACAATCCCGTCTACTGACACCAGACAGGCTGAGATACCCCCTCCTGTGTTCGTAACATCGAGCTTGACCCGGATGTATCGCTTACTGCCGATGTAACCCGCGATCTGCGTGGTCTGATCTTCAGTAGCCGCGTCAATCTTGGAGAATCCGCCCAGGATGTCATCGGAATCCACATCCTCGAAGTCGGCATCATCTGTGGTGTCTGATTCCTGAAGTACCGGCGTTATGTAGCTGGTTGACGCCGGAGTGGTGATTGCGCCGATGTTTACCGCTATAACAGCGGAATCGAATCCCTGAAGATCAAGGATGTCCGAGCTCGTGTCGGTTGCCGCTATATCCTGTGCATCGAGAAGATGCACAACACCGATATTATCGTATAAATCTCTCATCGTATTTCCCTCCGTACACAAAACAGGGAGCTTATCACTAGCTCCCTGTTTTGATCTTAATTTTCAGTTATTAGTTGTCAGTGACGGATTAGCTGCCCGATGCGGCCATCTGGAATACCTTTATGGCCTCATCTACAACAAGCTTACCGTCAACGCGCCGCTCCATCAGGAACCCGATTTGTCCGTTCCCGGCGTAAAGTTCATTCAACCTCTGGACTATTGGGGTGCCACGGTCGGCAATCCAATAGAAGGCGAAGTCTCCAAATGCCATAATCTTGGCCTCGGCCTCTATGGTGTCCATGCTATTGCAAGGTACAACCGGCCTGCCCAGGATCGTATCAGGCTGACCAGGGACAAAGCTTAACTGCCACACATAGCGCCCGGAACCGTCCTTCAACTTTGCAATCTCCTTCAACGTGTCATCATTCATGACCCAGATGGCACGTCTCCGGTAGGGTGCTTTTAAGCTGAAGTAGAAGTCAATGACTTCATCGGAGTCGAAAGTATCGGCCTCATCTGCGGTCTTTCCGACTTCGGCATCTACAATGAATCCGGTTGGTCTGCCCACACCATTTCCACTTGTAAATGCCTCCTCCTCAAGATCGGCAAAAGCCCGACCAAACTGAGTGGAAAGGAACTCTTCAATACTAAAGACTGAGTCCTGAACAAGATAGCGACCGACCTTCTGCAGCCTTGCGCAAGGGTAACCCCTTAACGACCGCTGCCCAACGGTTTCGTCGCTTTCCATCCTATCACCTTCCTCCCCTACCCAGTACGCTTGACCATTCTGATCTGCTATGGGGATATCCCTATCTGCAGACGTTGGTAAAACCGTGCAGTACTGGCGATAAGGCATGAACTCGTTGAGCGCTGCCACGACCTGCCTGTGAAACTCCGTCGGCGCAAAGTACCCGCCTTCGGTATCCGTTGTCAGGTTCATCGAGCGCAGAGATGCTTCCCTGCCGGTTCTAAGCCAATCCCGGAAAGCCGTACGGTATTCCGGCAAGCTTGTAGCCCTTATAATTGGTGAGTCCGATCCTTCAGGCTCTTCTCCCTGTGGTGTAGTAGGTGGAACAATCCTACCCTCAGGTTCCGTAGCCCTGCGGTTCTCATCTTCAATGGCCTGCATCTGCTCGATGCGCCTGATCTCAGACGTAACCTTATCGGCATCGTCCATGATCCGCTGCCATTCAGCCTGACGCTCCTCTGTCCAATCGTCCTTGTACTTATCATGAAGCGTGCGTGCCTGTGTTACCAGGCTCATACGCTTCTCGTATAACTCTTTAAGCATTGATTTGCCTCCTATATTTCTAACATTCTGATCTGCCGTTCTCTTTCAGCAGACCGTTTTTTCTCATCATCACCATCCGAACCGCCCGCACCGACTGCGTTCTGGGTGGCCGCATTATTCCTTATCTCAACGCATGTCTCACGCGCCCGCGCTGAAACATCCGTTTCGGTATAAGCCGGAAATGTTACCGGACTTACATCATATATCTGATCAAATTCGTAGATGGTTCTCACGACTTCGCCATTGTTTTCGGCCCACTCATCGCGCTTGACCGTGAACATAAAGCTCATTTGATCTATGTCCCCTCTGTCTATAGAAACCAATAGATCACGCGCATACTGTGTATCAGGTGGGATAATGTCAACCGCGAGGCCTCGCTGATCTTCTTGCGCCGATAGTGTTCCCGCCTTTAACCTACCCAAGATGTAATTCGGATTGTGATTGACCAATGCCCGTATATCCGAACGCCCGATTGCCCCGGCAAACGCGCCGGGCATGATGATCTCTTTGAACCCGAATATCTCCTCGGATATTGAATTGAAAACAGCGGCATGTCCTTCTATATGCCGCTGCCCGTCGCTTCCTTCTTGTGCTCTTAGTTCTACCGGAAAAGCACGTCTTTCCATATCTGGCATTTTAACCACCTCATATCACCATTATTGAATACCGCTATTTGAATATCACTAGCGGTGAAGCAAGCCATACTTTACCACAGCATCGGCGCAGCTTTCGGCCTCGGCTGCTGTATCAGTTTCTAACCTGCTCGAATCCCAATCATCAAACATAGCATTAAGTGATTCGGCTATATCCGATCCCTGTGCAGTCGCACTTCTGATGGTTTCTATAACCTGATCTCTCGATGCTATTGATTCGCGTTTTCCAACCGATTCCGCGTATCTATCTAAATACTCTTTTGTGTCTCCATCTAAGCCACGCCATTCCCAACCTGCTATATCAATCTCGATTGTTCTACCTATAGCATCAGCAAGGCCTTGGATTGCCGGTAAGAGTGTGCGCTTTACGAAGGCTGGGTGTTCTCCATCATAATAGCTTTCAATCCAACCAATGAGTGTATCGGAATCCGTGTTCTTCTTCCGTGCCTGACGCATAATATCAGCACGTTCTCTCTTGTAAACCCTATCCAACGCGTCAGAGATTAAGGGTATGAAGGTTTCGGATAACCGCTTACGTTCCTCTGTGGCGCTTACCTTGATGGGGATTGATCTTACTGGAGTGTCCGGCGGTGCGCTGCCTTGAGTATTGTTTGTTTTCTGCCCGGCCTGGTCTGCTGGAACCATGTTCATAGGAACTAAATACATATCCCCTCCGTCAATCGGGTCCATGTTCTCATATCGCCTTATATCATTAGAAGATAACCAGCCATGCGCCTTACCTATCGCATACGACTGATAACGTGTCTTTATATCACCACGCAAGAGCGCGTCAACAAGGAACTCGGAATAATACTCCTTGCGTTCCCTCTCATCGAGAAGTTTCCAATTGATCGTCTGTTCCCAGTTCTTAAGCCACGGCCCAAGTGAGTGAACGACAAACTCGATTGCTTGATGTTCTATGTTAGCCCACGTAGCCCGATCCAGATCACCTACCATGTGTGGTGGAACCCGGTATATCCGCGCAATATCGGTAACCTGGAACTTACGTGTTTCTAAGAATTGAGCATCATTAGGTGGAATCCCTATACGTGCATACTTCATGCCTTCTTCTAAAACCACTGTTTTATGAGCCTTAGACAGTCCGCCGTAGGCATTATCCCACGATTTCTTAAGCTTGGCCGTTGCCTCTGTAGATAACTTCTGCGGATGCTCCAGCACACCGGACATGTTAGCGCCGGAACCAAAGAACTTCGCGCCAAATTGTTCGGCTGCCAAACCAAGGCCGATTCCCTGCTGTGCTTGCTGAATGGGGGATAACCCAATGTAACCGTTACGACCGAGCCCCATAATATGAAGCATCTTCCATGATGGGATAGTAACTTCACCACCTAAAATGAGGTTGCGAACCTTGTAAACAATCTCTCCGGCCTCCCGGTATGGAGTTATCGAATAAGCATCATAGGGTAGTGGCCACAATCGTATAACTCGGCCGATCCTGTCAAACTCTATTTCCGCGTACGCATTCCCTCTTAGTAGAAGGTTGACCATCATGGTCTGCTTAAACGTGTAAGCGGTCATTTCGGGATTAGGCTGATCATGTAGTATTGGGTATAGCCTGTGATCTGCTGCCCGGCTTTTAGATTCACCATCGCGACGGTAAAGGATTAGTGGTAACATAGCCACGGATTCTGATAGTACCTTAACACATGCCCAAACCGCAGATAGCCTCATAGCTGTATCAGATGTTACAGCTATGCCCGATTCGGTTATATCACCGCCTAATAACTCTGTTAGCCATTCCTGCGGATTAGCCAGCCCGGATGTTTTTCTTATCTCAAGTCCAAAGATTCTCATAATACAACCAGATCCCGCTCCTCATATACCGATGGGCCATCTTCCTCATGTCTTAATATCCTATCAAGCGCCATGATGGTTGCTACAATCCCATCAATGCGCGCGTTAGAATGTTCCTTATCAGGCTTGATGTTCTCTGCTGCATCCGTCTTGACCTGAACATTTCCCATCATCCATCTAAGAACCGGGTTACCACCATGGTGGAGTGTTTTCTTTAAGATTCTTGCTTGCAATTCCTTCGAAGGCGCAGACATGGAACCAAAACCCTGGCCCATTTCCACCATCGTAAACCCTTCACCAGTAAGCTCTTGAACGATTTGTAAGGCACTCCATCGGTCATATGCTATTTCTTTGATGTTCCAACGCTTTCCGGCATCAATGATATATTTACGTATTGACGCATAATCTACTACGTTCCCCTCGGTTGCCGTTATCAGCCCGTCCCTTACCCATACATCATAGGGAACCTTATCTCGGTCTATCCGGCTTTGAATGTTATCGCCTGGAATCCAGAAGTGTGGCACAACCTTTACAACGCCTTCGCCTTCCTCCGGCGCAGGGAACACAAGAACAAAGGCCGTCAAGTCCGTAGTACTTGAAAGGTCTAGCCCGCCGTAACATTCCCGGCCTTCAAGCTCATCAAGATTAACCACACCTTCTGATAAATCCCAGGTTGACATATCAATCCATCGCGAAAACTGCTCTGTCCATTGGTTTAACCGGAGTCTGCGGAACGTGTTTTGTTCCGCCGGGAGTTCCTTAGCTCTCCTGGCGGATGCTCGGAACTCGGCCAAAGACAAGAAGTCTCCAAGTGCGGGATTGGCCTTCCGCCATACCCGCTCGTCTGTCCAATCTTCTTCCTCCCCAACTTCATAGATGACTGAGAAGAAGGTCGGGTCAATGATCTCTCCATCTCTAACCTTCTTTGCGTAACTGTATTGCTCATAACATATCGAGTTCCGGTCATACCCGGCTGTGGTTATCACAATGAGTAAAGGCTGCTCTCGTGCGCCAAAACCGGTTGTAAGAACATCCCATAGCCTGCGGTCCGGCTGCGCATGCAGCTCATCAAAGATCACGCACGATGGATTCAATCCGTGCTTTGTAAATGCTTCTGCTGATAGGACTTTCCAAAAACTATTCCGCGATGGGTACCTAATCACCTTGCGGCTTTCGGTTATCTTTAATCTTTTCCTAAGCGCCTTGTTCTGCTGAACCATTTCTAACCCGGCATTGAATACCAGGCTTGCTTGTTCCCGATCCGCCGCTGCGCTATAAACCTCTGCGCCCCATTCCCCATCGCATGTCAACATGTAGAGTCCGAGCGGTGCGGATAGCTCGGTCTTCCCGTTCTTGCGTGGGAATGTTATGTATGCGGTTCTATACTGCCGCGTTCCATCTTCATTGACAGTGCCAAACAGGGGCCGGACGATGCTTTCCTGCCACGGCTTAAGGTTAAATGGCACACCCGCCCACTTACCCTTCGTGTGCTTAAGCTGCCGTATGAACTTGACAATTCGATCAGCCTTTTCTTCATCATACATTTCTAAGCAGTCATTAGTTTTCTATAATGCTCCGAAGCCCTAAACCGCTGATTGACGGTTAATGGCCACTTGATGATCTCCGACTTGAGACGGCTATAATCTTCAAGCGTGGGTGCTAGATCAACCTGGTCATATCCGCTTTTAACATCCCTCAACACGTTGACAGGAATATCGAGCATCGCGGCCTCAATTGGTATTAGCGACTTT